CCCCGGCCATAATTGCCGACATACGCACCGCCAGCAGGATGCCTCGCAACGCACCCAGGGTGATCTTCCAGACAACAACGGCTTTCTGTGCCAGCCAGATAGTGGCGGTGTAAATGCGCGTCACTGAGGCCAGTGCCACCCAGATCCCGCGCAGGCCACCCATAACGAAAGCAGAAACACCCATCAGGATGTTGACCACTGCACCCACGGCGGCAAAGCTAAGCAGTGCCATCACGGCATAACCCACCACACGCGCGATATTGGGAAACAGCTGCATCCAGCGTGCAAACGTCTGCCCCATATCCGCCAGGCGATTCAGCACCGGATACAGTACCGGGATCAGCGTCAGCCCAATCACGGTTTTAATCGCCGTCAGAATGGCCACGAACCGATCCCACGGCTTCACCATCTTGCTGGCCATTTCCTGTGTACGCTTCAGCCCGTCAGCGCCGCCCAGTTCGGTGATGTTTCGCTGCAGCAGCGCCACGTTGCCATAAAGATGCTTAACCACTGCCGAACTGTCACCAAAGGCTTCATCCAGCTCCGCCTGTGCTTTCAGGTTCCCTTCCAGGCTCTTGCCATACTTGCCCTGCAGCTTGATCAGCATTTCAGGCATGGACAGCATTTTCCCGGTGGAGTCTGTGAAGGACAGCCCCAGCTTTTTGCCGCCTTCAATCGCCCCGGTCATAAAGCCTTCATAGGCGCTACTGGCTTCAGAACCCAGCGTGCGGTTCAGTTGCCCCAGCACGGACAGCTGTTCATCAAGCCCTACGCCGTAGTTTGTACCCACGCCGCGCGCGCCTTCCATCAGGTCTTTGATTGTGGCCATTTCGGTGCCAAAGGTTTTGCGCATGAAAACCATCTTGCCCGCCAGCTGTTCCGCAAACTGGACTTTGCCCAGCCGCTCAGCATCTGACGAGAAGTTGCCGAACATTTGCCCCATAAACTCCGCCGTATCCGCGGAGGTAGCTTTGAGGGCAAACGCCAGGGTATTGGCGGTTTTGGTCACTTTCGGCAATTCCGTTCCGGTCAGCCCGGCAATGGCGGTATTGATCTCCTCAGTGGACTTAACAAAATCCAGTGCGCTGGCACCGTAGGTCATGCTGAACGTCAGCGCATCGCGCTGCACCGTCTTAAGCGCAGTGCTGTCGATGCCTTTTGCGGCCGCATCGTTCAGCGCGTCATACATCTCAATGGCCGGAGACAAAGCGCCTTTAATGGCCATCCCCGTTCCGACCAGCGCCAGCGCCCCGCCGCCAACCTGCTGAAACGCTGCTTTTGATTTTTCCGCAAAGCCGGTCACGCTGCCCTGCGCCTGTTTTAACGGGCGAGACAATTTATCGATCAGGCTTAATGTAAAATCTAACTGTTTCATTCAGCGCCTTTAAAAGCAGTGTTTATTCCGTTTGCAATAGCAATGCGCGTATTATCCCAGTGGCGATTATCCAGCCATATTGCAGCAGCAATATCATCAACTGAATCATCCCCGTGGGGTAAATAGTGGCGGCGTAAAATTAAATACTGGTCGAGTCCGTTGCTTTCAATTGCCCGGACTCGCTTTGTTAGTTTTTTACTTCAATTTCCAGTTCAGGCGCATAAATCTCATTTACCTTTCCCGCAAGCTGAAGCGCAGCGCCCGGACGTTTTAGAATTTCCGCCAGTGCGTCTTTTGTTTCCGCCGCCACAATGCGCGTCAGATAGTTATGCGCCGGGGCAACT